CTGATCGAAAGCTATCCGCACAAACGCGGCGGCCGCGCGCTCACTCGATGATTGTGCCGCGGTGAGCGACTCGATTGGCGCCGACGAGATCGCCGCCAGGGCGAGATTAGCGATATTGAGATCAGTTGCCATGCCATCGGCCTCGTCTTGAAAACAAAAACGCGGCGGAGCCAGACAAACCCCGCCGCGCGATCAAGTGAAGTCAGCCCGTTGAGACGCGCGCGGGACTATGCACTCCACCGGATGGCCGTGGTGACGGAGAAGCCGGTCGTAACCGCCGCCGTCGCCACAGTGATATAAAGATCGAGCAGGCCGCCCGGATCGGTGGCATAGCTAAGATGGGTCCAAAGAGGATCCAGCTTGTCAGCGGCCGCGACCGCCTCGAGCAGATCCGCCGAACCAGCCGACGACATATCGATATCAGTGGCCAGGCCATCGGGATCGTTCACATCGCCGATATCAAAGGTGGCGGTGCCGCCTTCGGCGCCGAAAAAGACCTTCGATGAGGGATCGATAATCGCATGGCTCGGCAGCTTGCCGATATAGGCCAGGCTGGCGATGGAATTGCCGGCAACGAATGTGACCTTCTCAAACAAAGGCATGAGAGGCTGGCCAGAATAGCGGGTATCCGCCTGGCCAACAGGTTGCGCCTCGGCCGCCGCGCGCCCGAATTCGCCGTAGATGCTTACAACTGCCATTGGAGTATTCCTTCTTCATGGCGTTTCAAAGCGCTGCCCGACCCGCCTAAGCGGGCCGGGCACCGGTTACGTCTTGGTGCATTCGATTTCGATGACACCGGCATCCTGGTTGCGCAGGACGGCCTGATCCATCTGGTAATAGCCATACCAGTGGGGCCGTTTGTCCTTGCGTTTCCACACGTCGAGCGGCTCGGACATACGTTGACGAAACTCGATTGAGTTATCGATCCAGGCCATCACGCGATGATTGGATCCCAGATCAGGGGTCGCCTCATAGCGGATGAACTTGAAGCGCAGGAATTCATCGATTTCACCCTTGACCAGCGCCTTGACGGTCGCGAAATCGGCCGAGGTAATCGCCGAGTCGGTGAGCAGGTGATTAATCTGACGCGAAGGCAGGGCGATATAGCGCGTGCCTTCGATTTCCGCAGCGTCAAACATCTCCATGGCCAATTGCAGCTTGGAAAGCGACAATGGCTTGTCGCCGGTAAGGCTGTCGAATGTGTGATCCGCAACACCAATTTTCTGCGCCGAAGGCAGCGCCACAGCCGTAACACCCAGCCGCCCGGAATAAGTGGTGCCGTACATGCCCGCGATCACCAGCGCGTCTTGCTTGCGGGCAAGACCCTGCTTCATGGCGATCACTTTCTTGTTGGCTGGATCAGAGACCTGCCGGGCCTCGTCATATTTCGAGCCCAGCACCTTGCCATCCTCATAAGAGGCGAAATGGCCAACGCGCCGGCGGCTGTCGATCTGGCCGGTTGGCAGCTCGCCAAAGCGGTCAGCCATCAGCTGCGGATCAGACGAGCCGAGCCAATCAGACGTAAAGCTGTCACCAGCCTCGCCAAAGTTGAAATCCGCATCGACCAGCGGCGCGATGCGGGCGGTAGGTTGAGCGGCGTCCAGGCCGAGATTGCGGCCGAAGGCAACTTTGTAGTGTTCAGGGAATGTATCAGTGCCAGACATGAGGATCTCCGAGTTCCAGCGTGTGAAAATCTCGGCTGAATTCCCCGGCCATCCGGACCCGCGCCTTGGTGTTTTGACGGCCACCCCGCCGATCAGTTCAAAGCGGACCCCGAAGGATTACCCGCATCCACTGACGATTGACGCGCAGTATAATTGCGGCGACCGGACGGTCGCCTCAGATCGCCGCAATCAGGCTCAGACGGGCGTGCCTGACTGGATGATCCTCATCCGTTCATCGACGGCCCATTTGTGGCGACCATGCCCGCGATTGTTGAGGGCATCGGCGTTCTTGTCCTCGAATTCTGCCAGGGCAGCATCCATCTGCGCCGGCGTGCGGCGCGAACCCGGCCCGGCTCCATCGCGCGCGCCTGGCAAGGACCCGGGCTCAGAAGTAGCTTCGCCCAGGCGGGCCAAGAGCTGGATCATGCGCGGATCATTATTCATGCCGCTTTCCTGCAGCCAGCTACTGAATTCTTCCGGCATGGAAAGCTCGGCCGCCTCAGCCAGGGCGAGATGATCATCATAGGCCGCACCCCATTCCTGGCGCAGCGCGGCATCTGCGGTCTCGGCCGCCGCGGCGCTGGTCGCCGCACGCTCCTCAGCGCTCGCCTTCATCATCGGTGCATAGAGCTTTTCAAGGATGCCCTGCGCCTGATCGGGCCGGATGCCCAGCTCATGGAATGTCGCAGCAACGCGATCAGCTTCACCCTCGGCAAAATCAAATACGCCATCGACGGGCTTGAGGCCGTAACCCTTGGCATCTTCGGGCAGGCCCAGGCGCTTCATAATATCGGCATAGGCCGCCGGATCCTCAGAGATCGACGCTTCGGGGAATTTTACCAGCCGATCGGCGGGGATCCCCAGGCGCTTTTCAGCGGCCGAGCCGTGCAGCAACGCATCGTCGAGGCTTTTGAAGCCGACGCGCGTAACATAATCGCGTGCTTCCGCGCTCTCGATACCGCTCGCCCAGTCGGGCGCAGCCGCGGGCGGATCACTCGGCGGATCCGCTGGCGTGATCGGATCCGCTGGCGGGGTTTGCGGGTTGTCTGTCATTGTGTGTCTCCGTGAGATCATTGAAAGCGAAGGCCTTGGCCAGGCGCGAAGTATCGCCGCCGGCCAGGCGCAGGATCGAGATTGCGCAAGTCTTCGCACCATCATTATGGGCCGCGATCACCGGATCGAATGTGCCCACAAAAGACGGCGCACAGGCGCCATTGGCCTGCAGGATATCGGCCAGGACGCGCGCCCCCGTAACCGATCCAAAAAAGATTTCTTCATAGGCCCGCTTGCGCTCGAGCGCATTGCGAAACGCCCCATCCTCCAACCCGATAGCGGGCAGCTTGACGTAGGGCACGCGAAAGCGGATCCGGTCGAGCCAACTCATTGCAGCGCCTGCAGGGCATTGGAATTGAGCAGGCTCGCAGCACCCTGGCCGCCATCACGCAGCACGCCGGCGGCGCTTTGCGCGTATTCCGCTTCGCGCGCGGCGGCCTCATCGTCCTGCGCCGCCTTGACGGCCTGGTCGAGAAACTCCTGGCTGTGGATCAATTCTTCCTTGATGCCCAGGGCCCGGCCGGCTTCGCGCACCAGCTCGATCACATCGGGCACCTTGCCCGCCATTGCATCGACCGGCACGGCCGTCGCAACAACCTGCAGGAAGGACATGAGCTTTTCCACCTCGCCCTGTTGCTGGGCCATTGCCAGCGGCGAGATGAAATCAAACACGATATCTTGCCCGTGCAGCCCCTCGGGCGCCTCGGGGAACATGCCGGCGCGGTCCATTTGCAGGAAGACGCGCTCGCCGATCATGTTGAAATCATGCTCCATGCCCGACACGATCCCGGCCATCGCCTTGAGACGCACGTCCCGGCGGTCATTGACCTCTGTAGCGGTCTGCGTGCCGCTCTCGCGCGGCGTCAACCAGTCGGTGAAAAACGCCTGCTGGATTTGCGTGCGCAGGTTTTCCACACGCTGATAGGAGGGCCGCAGATCGACCGGATCGTAAAGCCGGGTCAGCGGCTTTTGAATGCCAAACAGCGCATTTTGATCAACCCCGATCGTCACGCCTGGCCGGCGATCCTTGTGATCGATCACGCCGTTGGAAAAATCGAGCAAGGTCGGATTAACTGCCTGCTCCTCGGCGGTCAGATTGTTATTCTCGATCGCGTGGATCAACTTCGACCAGGGCAGGACTTCCAGCCCCGGGCCATAGCCATAAGCATCATTGTCGAAGCGATAGAAGCGCAAATGCGTCGCGGGATATTCATCATACCCCTGCACATCAACCCGCTCGCGCCCTTCCAGATACCAGGTTTTTTCGATGAAGGGCTTGCGCGCTTTGCCGCCGCCAACCTTGCCGCCCATATTCGGCTCGATCGCCTGCACAAAGGTCAGCTGGGTTTGCGGATTTTTCGCCGCGACTTCCTGCAACGTTGTTGAAGCCGGATAGTTTTTCGCCGCCCGCCAGGCAGAGAGCCGGAATTGACGAAACATTGTATCGCTGCGCTGGGTCTGTGGATCGTGATCGACCCAGGCATCCATCACCGAGATCGTCGAGGTGTTGATCTGGCCATTCTTGATCGCGCCCAGCCAGAGCGAAGAATTGCCCCAAGCGACGGTATTGTAGAGCGCCCGGCCCATCGCCACCCGGAAAGGCGAGCGCGCACCGCTCATCATGTGGTGCATGCGCCGATCCACCTCACCGAGATACACCCGGTCTTCATGGCGCAGGCGGTGATCGACCACACGCGCTTTGAAATAGGGCGTGAAGGGATTGAACAGATAGCCGTTGAGCATGGCCTGCAGGCGCTGCGCCCCGATCCGCGCCGTGCCGTCGATCCGCGCGCGCGGGGTTTGAAAATCCCCGCGCGAGATCGGATGGGTGTTCAGCGGCGTGGCGACAAAATCACCGATCTCGCCCCAGCTCGGCTCATGGGGAAGCCGGTTTTGTTTCAGCTCCTCATGCCGATTGGCAAAGGCGTCGTATTCGGATCGATCGATGGTGTGGGCCGCTGGCGCGTTCATAGAATTCCCCTAATTGAGCAAGGTCGAACGACGCCCGCCGCCGCGCGGGTTTGTGGTGCCCGGCGTGCCAGTTCCAACGCCAACGGGATCACCGGCCGGGCCACCCGCAACAGGGCGCCCGTTGAGGATCGTCGATTTGCGCCCGCCGCGCCGCGCGATACGGCGCGCCTCGGCCACCGCCACGCGACTATTATCCACAGGCGGCGGCGCCGGCGGCGCCGTCGCTTCAGCTTTCGGGGTCTTGAATAGTCCGCTCATGTCCATCCTCCTCACAAACTCGCGCCGACGAGTATAGGCCCGCCCCGCTGTGGTCGCGGCGCCCGCTGCGCGCGCACCGTCTGCGTCATCGCCAGGCCCATCGGCCCGACTTCACCGACACACCAATATTGCAGCCCATCGGCGACATTTGAGGCGGCGTTTTTCTCGGGCTCGGTTTTGAATTCGCCATTGGCACCGGCCTTCTTGACCATCTTGTAGCCGCCATTCATGGCCCGCCGCAGCGTCAGACAGGACGGATCCACCTGCATGCGCGGCCGGCCATCGGGCGAGACCAGGAAAGAGCGCACAGCGCCCAGGCGCGGCGCGATGAAATTGGTGTAGGCCGGATAGATCGGGCAGATCCCGATCAGCTCACGCATCTTTGCGGAAAATGTCTGCAGCCAGGTCTCGATCCCGTCGCCCTTGCCGCGTTGATTGCAATAGCCGGGATCGGGCGTGATCTTGAGCAATTCCGCCGTGATGAACGGCTCGAACAGGGGATCCATCAAGACCTTGCAAATCTCCTCGGCCGTCTTGGCGCCATCCCAGGCCTCGCCATTGGGCGTCACCAGTTCACGAAAGATCCGTGCGCAATTATTGCTGTCGCGCTGACCCAGCACCACGCCGGTATCCAAGCCCGGATCGATCCCCAAGCGCAGCGCGCGCCCGGGTTCAGGACGCAAGGGCACGCCGGCGACGTGGAAACTATCGCGGAACTCGGGGAAGACCGGCTTGCCCGCCCGGCTCATGCCAATCTTGTTGTCGATGAAGCGCGCGACTTCCCACTCCTGCATCTCGGCCGCCATCGTTTCGTAGTAATGGGGGCGGATCTTCTCGAGATTGTGGACATTTTCAGCATTGGGCTCGCGCCCGCCTGGCTGGATAAACACTTCGGTGCCATCGGTGGGATTGAGAAACAGATCCTCATAAACCCAGCTGTCCTCATCGGGCGCGTTGAAATCACCGAACACACCCGACCATGCCGGCACCCGATCACCTGGGCGATCCTCGGGACCGGGGAAGCGGCCGGCGCGCTGGTAGAACATGCCCAGCGAATGGGGCGGCAGCTCATCGGCCTCGTTGAGCCAGAAGGCCGTGACCTCGAAACCGCGGATGAAGCTCTCGATATCCTGATCGCCGAAGGCGCGGAATATCATTTGCAACTCAATCGGGCCCAGCAAGGGATCAATGAGCCGGATCGTGTGATCAACCGGGCCTTCCTTGGGCCGGTTCAGCGTCCAGCCCGGCACGCCCTCGGGAAACATTTTGAACCAGGACGGCAGCAACGTATCGTGCATGCGCCGGTAGTTCATACGAATGGCCGCGATCCGGGCTTTACGCACGCCATCGACCGGACTAGGCTCTTGGAGACGCGCAATTTCCAGGCACTTCATGCAACCCGTCCAGGTCTTACCGCCCGCGACCGGCCCCATAATGAAATTTTTGGGTGCCCGAGACGCCAGCCAGCCCGCAGCCTTTGGCCCGGGCGGCCGCCAATTTTTCAAATTGGCGAGGGCTTGAGCGACACTAGCCACGTTCCGCACCCCCAACCCCAGGCAGATGGCCAAGCTTCGCGGGCCAATTTTCAGGGGTAATCTTTGAAAATGTCACAGTACTGCGCGGCAGGGGGAGAGTAATACGGGCCCGCCCTCGCGCGCGGGGGTGGGGGTGCGCGCACCCCCGGGGGGGTGCGAGCGCGCGAGCGCGCACGGATCGAGCCCCTGATTTTTGATCAGGGGCGAACGCTTGCGATTGTGCAGAAAATTCAATCACTTGGGCCATCCGTGCGACTTGAACCGCGTGCGACTTCATCGGCCTCATCCTCGCAAGCCTCTGTAATCGTTGAAGTCAGCGAGTAACCGCCGGCCCGGGCCGCTTCGCCGCCGATATCCGCCGGCGCCGCATCGACGCCGCCGCCCAGGTGGATCGTGACGTTGAGCCCCTCGGCATCGAACGCGACCTTGAGCGCCTCTTTGGGCATCATGTAGGGCCCGAGGAACTCGGCCGCCCGCTGCCAGGCCATGATTGCATCCTTGACCGCCAGCACCGGCACCCGCCCCGCTTCGCCGGCCGCGATCATCCCGTTCGCATCGATCGAGCCCTCGCCATAGGCCGCCAGGTGCGCAGCCTTCGCCATCTCCAGGACGGCCAGCGGGCCGCCCGCAACCAGCTGGCCAGCCGCCAGGTGCGGATCCCCGCCAATCGAGCGGATCACCTTTTTCGTCAATTCTGTTGATCGGTTCCGGGCGCCGGGCGGCCGGCCAGGGCCCCGGCTCGGCAGCTGGAAGCCCAGCGCGCCGGCAGCCTGGCTGCACTCATCCACGGCATCGCCGAACAGATCACCGGATCCGGCCGGCTCAACCTGGTCGCGCAGGCTCTGGCCGGGATCGATCCCGTCATCCAGTGCCGCCGCTAATCCAGTTTGAGCCGCCATCCGATATCCACCCGGTTTTTAATCGCT